TTTACAGAGTCATCGTCAAATCTTGAAAATGCACAAAACGAGATAACCAAACTGACAGACAGCAACACTTCGCTCAAACAGGCAAATTACGAATTGTTCTTACGAATAGGCTCCAAGCCCTCGGACCAACCCGATACCAGCGAACAGACACCTAAGACGCCCGAAGATTACACCGCCGAAATCGGCGAGTATAGATAAAAGGAGTTATAATTAAAATGGCAAATGCAACAAGAGCCGTTTCGGTTATGAACGCAGTGAGAGCGGCGGGCTCTCAGAATTATCAGTCGTTCATTCCGGAGGCAACACTTACAAACATTGCAGAGGTCGGCAATCCTATAATTAATTATCAGGCAATCCGAAATGAATTCTGCACACTTCTCCCCAACATTATTTTTGACACCGTTCTTCACAATAGAGTGTGGAACAATGAATTCGCGTTTCTCCGCAAAGCACTGCCCATGGGTTCCGATGTAGAGGAAATCGCAGTCAATCCGGCTAAGGCGGAAAAATTCGACCCCGAAAATGATTACCTTACGGGATATTTCGATAAGCCCGATATTAAGGTTGCGTTCCATCGTCTTAACCGTAAAGACCAATTTAAGGCGCGTATTCAGAATAACGAACTTAAACTTGCGTTCCGTTCATGGGAAGACCTCGACGACCTTATCGCGGGTGTAATTAATTCACTCTATAACGGCGATAACATTGAGGAGTTTGCGCTTCTCAAGAACACTATAAACAGCGCGCTTGCAAAGGGCTACGTCTCAACCGTACAGGTTGCAGAGCCGACCGATGAAGCATCCGCAAAAGCGTTTATGCGTAAGGTTCGTCAGACTTACATTGATTTCAGATTCCCGTCATCGCGTTTTAACCGTTATGCGGAAATATCGGGAGACGGTAAGCCGTATATTACATTCTCTCCTACCGAGGAAACGATGATAATTATTTCATCCGCCGTTTCTTCTATTGTCGATGTGGATGTACTCGCAGCTGCGTTTAACATGGAGCGCGCCGACTTTATGGGCCGCGTTATCTATGTAGACGATTTTGGTATTGACGGTGTTTATGCGCTTATGTGCGACCGCCGTTTCTTCCAGATTTATGATTCTCTCCGCGAGACAGGTTCGTTCTACAATCCAGCGCGTATGGAGTGGAGATATTTTTGGAATGTATGGCAGACTTATAGCGTATCACCGCTTGCTAATGCTGTAATATTTACGTCGATTGCCGACGGTAAAGTAGACGGCTCACAGCTTTCAGCCGGACAGGACACTGTAACTCTCAGCGACACAGCGACCGATGTTGTTATAGACGCATCTGACTTTAACAATACTGTTTCTCTGTTCCTTATGGGTAATCACATTCCCGACAATCAGACCGTTACCGCAACAGCTACCAAAGACGGCTCGGCAGCGTCCGCATCCGTTGTAACTGTAACATATAAGTCGGGAAATCAGTACACGGTTACTTATGACAAGAAGACAACCGCAGCATCAGAGAAAACACAGGTTGTTCTTAAAATTGGCAGTGACATAATTGGAGCGTTTACTGTAGACAATTCCAAGTAAAAAGATAAGCTCGATGAGCTTTTAATAAGCATACTATCTTAATAATCGAGAGGGAATGGTGGGTGGGTATATAAATATGAAACTTATTCTTACATTGTTTATCTGTTTTCTTATATGCGTAACAGCTGATTATATCACAGGTGTTATGAAAGCATATGTGAACAGTGAAGTATCTTCTAAAATCGGAAGAAAGGGAATATTAAAAAAAGCCTCTTACATTGCGGTTGTATTTTGCGCAATGATGGTTGACTATTTGATATTTCTTACAAGTGGAAAGTTTGGCGTCAATTACGACCCTATTTCTTGCATACTTGTAATGGCGTGGTTTATAATCAATGAATTGATATCTATTCTTGAAAATGTATCGTCTATGGGAGCACCATGCCCCAAATTTCTGAAATCGCTTATGAAGCGGTTACAGAATAATATAGAAAGTGTAGATAAAGGAGATAAACGGAAATGAATAAAAAATTTCGTGGTATAGACATTTCGCTTTATCAGCGGAACATCGACTATGATAGAGTTATAAAAGATAATGATTTTGTGATAATCAAAGCAGGTCAGGGTAGAACAGCGGAATATAATTTCCCGTTTACCGACCCGCTTTTTGAACAGCATATAAAGGCATTTCGTTCGCGTATATCGGGAAAGAAATTCTATATAGGTGTCTATTGGTACTTTATGGGTAGAACGGAAGCCGAGACTCTTGAAGAAGTTAAGTATCTCATTCAGATTCTTAAGCCCTACAAGGAGAATATAGACATCGGTGTAGCACTCGATGTCGAAGATACATCTCTCATGGGAGATGTAGACGGTCTGTCTCGTAGAGTGAATCTTTTCCTTAATTCTATAATTGGAGCAGGATACAAGGCGTATATTTACGCTAATGAATATTTCCTCGCTACACAGTTTAGGAATAATCTTAATTTCCCGCTTTGGCTCGCGTCCATAGACGACGGAACTAAGTCACACAAGAGCCTTCAGAAGAAATATCCTAACCTTAAAATATGGCAGTATAGTTTTAAGGGTACAGAGGGCGGAATATACCCCGTGGATTGCAACGAAGCGGTTGATATAATCGGAGACACCAACACCGATTACCTTGTAAACATGAAAGATGTTGTTACGCTCACGCGCTTTCTGTCAGGTTGGAATATAAAGGTAAACGAAGTGCAGTCTGATATAAATCAGGATGGATATGTAAATATGAAAGACCTTATAGAGCTTATAAGGCTCATGGTAGAGGAGTAAAATATTATGGCGTACACACCGAGCGGAACAATAGCGTTCTATAGAGTACCGTGGAAAAGCGACTATAAAGATGTACGCCTGTTCACCTCAAAGACGGAGGAGAGTAATTATTTCTCCTCCCCTTTGAGGGTAGAACAAAACTACACATACATCCGAGACAAACAGGCTATCAAAGTAAACGCTAATAAAGAGGCTATGGAACAGTATAACTACATTCGTTATATGAACGAAAACTTTTCTCTTAAATGGTTTTACGCTTTCATAACGGGAGTAGAATATATCAACCAAAACGCTTGCTATGTTTATTTTGAGCAGGATGTATATACAACATGGTGGGATTGCTTTAGTATTAAGTCAGCGTTTGTAGAGAGAGAGCATGCGAACTCCGACTGGGTCGGGGTTAATGCAACATCTGAACAGTTTGTTATATCTAATTATGAACAAAACAAAGTGGTTTATTCCCGTGATTACACGCCGGGTTTCGATGAAGAGACAAGAACCAGCGGTGTTTCTATTATAGTCATCACGACGTCCGTTCCGTATATCGAAATGTTATCAAAAGATGTATACCTACAGAATAATAAACCGGAATCAGATGATTTAAAATTTTACAACGTGCAATACTCAACGCCTAAGGCTCAAACACCCCTTTTAATGGGTATACCCACTGAATATACATACCTTAGATTTTACTCACGAGCCAAATTTGATTATTTCATTGAGGTAATGAATTTAACGGGTCAAGTTGATTCTGTTGTATCGGCATTTGTAATGAATACTGCAATAGCCGATTCTATTTTTACATCAAGTTTACCAACGGGTGATATAGGAACGATTCAATTCCGCTACCAGCGATTAGCACAGTCTACAGATAAACCGTCCACAGTTGACTATTCAACAAAAAGCTATATTGAAAGTATCATACTTTCGGCGAATAAAACATTCGAACAGAAAGAATCAACTGTGCTTGATTTAGAGGGGTATGAACCAAAAAACGAAAAAATGTTTCATTATCCGTTTTGTAAATGGGTGTTAGATGCTAATAATGGCGATTTTGTCGAGTTACATCCCGAATTACTGCCGTCTCCGAGGTCGCTTACTATACAAGAAAAAATGTCCGTCGATATAGACGTAAAATGTAAAGCTGTACCACAGCACTATGCACTTTCACACACAATTGCGGCGGATAGCGGTTCTAATTTATATCCTATTAATGCGTCGGTCGAAATGTCAGCGTCGAGTAATTTACCGTTTGTCAAAGACAACGCTGCTATATGGGCAGCGCTTAATGCGAACACGACAAGAACGCAATTGAATAATGCAAAGTGGAAATTAGTATCTGACATTATATTAGGTTCTATTGATGTAGCTGCAAGTGCAGGCGGAGGACTCGCGTCGGTAGCATTAGGCGGTACGAAGTCGAATGCAGTTTCATACGGTAAACAAGCGGTTTCTGAATTGACCGACACTGTGCGCGCTGGTATACGGGATATGTCGCAATTGCGCGAGATTGAAGCGAATATAGACGATAAATCTAATCTACCGTCTTCCCCAGCTAATATGTCATATAATGACACATGGCAGTGCCAAAATGGTATGCTTAAATTTGCGATACGTCATATGTGTCCACCGCTGTCAGATGTAAAAAAATACGACAAGTTTCTATCTAAATACGGCTACCGCACGTGTGATTTTAAGATTCCTAACATCACAGGTAGAACCAATTGGAATTACGTCAAGACAACCGAGATAACGATAGCACCCGTAGCGCAAAATTCATACGCTCCGACCGATACAGAGTTGCGCTTTATAGAGGATATTTTCAATAAGGGCGTTACCTTTTGGCACATAAACGATGTCGGAAACTACGGTGACTATACCAATGAAATTGTAGGTGATGCAAATGGCAAATAAGAAAATTCCTGTAGGATTCAAAGGCGCTAACAATGAATGGATAGCAGGAATGACAGAGCAAACAACAATATTTGATACATATTTTTCGCGTCTTGTTCTGTTGGCGTTGTCTATCTATAAGTGGAACAATCTCCCCGAAACAATGAACGAGCGATTTCTTGAAAAGACGCTTAATGAAGACGGGCGCGCTTGTTTTACAGATTCAGAATACGGGCTACTCAATTTGCGGGCCGCGCCGTCGGGAGATATAAATTTTTATGAGAATCCCACACGATTCAATTGTTATAGTATAGGAATAAATCTTCTCAAAGATGCGAATGAATGCGTATATATCAGAAATAATTACATAGAACGTTCTACATATCCCATACTCATATATTTTGCCAAGAAACTTACAGAGATAGAGCGCACTATCATTATGAATGTTCACGCCCAGCGCACACCGATTCTTGTGCAGTGCGAACAAGAGCAGCTGCTTACAATGAAAAATATGTATATGCAGTATGACGGTTTCATGCCTGTCATTTACGCGAACAAAGATATTGAGCTTTCAAACCTCTCTGTCCTTAACACAGCTGCCCCGTACCTTGCGGATAAACTCGACGAGGAAAAGAAAAACACATGGCACGAGGCTTTGACATATCTCGGAATCGGAAACTCAATGGATTTTAAACGAGCGCAAGTGCAAACGTCAGAAATCGAAGTTAATTCCGAACATTACGGATATATGGCAGAAGCGGGTCTTATTACACGTCAGCAGGCATGCGAAGCTGCTAATAAGATGTTTGGAACTAATATTTCTGTCGAACGTCGCAACATAAACGAAATTTTGAATGGGGGTATGCAGTATGGCGAAATATACGACACTACTCCAAACGCTGATTAAAAGCGGTTACGATTTAGGTATGGATACTTATCCCATGCATCAAGAATCATATCGCTTACTGCTTAACGATAAAATTTATAAGCATTATGCATACCGTGAAATAGGTTTTGAAACTCCGGCGTTGTTCAAACATTATCTTAATATGAAAATGAATGAGATAATGCCGTATTATAATCAGCTGTATGATATTCAGGTTGAATTTCTTAAACAGAATGTATTTCAGAATGTAAATAGAACGGAAACCGAAAAAGGTACTATAAATGATAAAGGCGATGGGAGTAATAATACAACCGATAATCGCACTATTACAGACGCTGGGACACATTCGGATACCGATAATAATCAACGTATATACAGCGATACACCGATGTCACCGTTGAATTTTGAAAATGTTCAAACCGGAAAATATGCGACTGATGTTACATTTGAAAATAACAGTAACAACGGCACAACCGGAAACAAGCGCACTCATGGTGGAACGACAGAGGAAAAAACAACTGATAATAATCTTAGAACGATTGACATTGCGAGAATTTTCACCGGAAACGACGGTAGGCTTTATCCATCGGAGGTTCTCGCTAAGGCAAAAGCTGAAATATTAAACATTGATATGATGATTATAGACGAATTAAATCCTCTGTTTATGGGGATATTTTAACAAAGAGAGGTATATGCAATGGCAATAACACCACTTAATTTTTGGGTGCAGCCCGTAATTCCGCTTACATTCGATGATTCGATTTCGTATCTTGAAACACTCGGTAAAGTCGTAGAAAAGCTAAACGAATCACTTACGCAAAATGAGGATTGGGCAGCTGAGTTGCGTAAAGATATAACGGATTTTACGACTGATATAAATCAGAAAATGCAATCGTTCGAAGATAAAATCGAACTGCGTGTAACTAAATTTGAATCTGACACAAACACGTCCATAACCCGTTTTCAAAAAGAAACTAATACCGCGATGGCAGCGTTTCAATCTACAATTACAAACTTAGTAAATGAGTTTGAAGATGAAATGACAACTAAGTATGAGGCGTTTGCGACACAGATTACAGAGTTGGTTAATTCTATATCGCTAAACCCTGATTATTCTATAGACCATGACAGCCCTAATATGTGGGATGTGTGGGGCAGCGGGGCGAAGCTTAACTATAAACTTAATAAAGAAACGGGTGCGGAAGAATACTCAAATATGTATTATACTTCTGCATATATACCCGTCAGACCACTCAAAACATATGCAATACAGTTCGGAAAATACCCTACAAGCGGAAGTACTATTGATATCACACAATATATAATTGTATATGACAGGGATAAAAAATTTGTTAGAAAACAGGATGCTGGCACTTTAGTAGGCAGTTCCATTGAATTTAACATGCCCGCAAACGGCTACTATGTCAGAATATGTGTAAATTTGAATTCCACTGTCAAAATTTCGATTTCCGACCTTACAGAGAACTCTGGAATGGTTGATATAGAAATCGTACCCGACCATGGTACATGGCTGTCACATCCCGAATCTTTCAAAACTACAATATCGAGTACAACCACAGACGATAACGCTGTGTACAAGCGTAAAATTACATGGCGCGATATGGACGGCTCTAAAGACCTCGCGCTTTATGATAATATAACTGTTGGTGGATATACCACAGGCGCGTATAATGTAAACACGGGTGAATTTTCATCGTCTATTACCAATTCATTTACATCAGATTTTATACCCGTTTGTCCCGCTGTAGATGATATCGTTATAACTAACCCACTTAATGCAACGGACTATGCTAATGTAATTTACTTTAACGAAAATAAAGAGATGATAGGAATGTATAAATTCGATACGTTCTTTACATCCCAAGGACTTTATATACGTCCTATTCTTTACAACGATGTTGCATATATAAAGTTTTCAGCTCTTATAGCCGATGTTCATAATTGTAGAGTAACCGCTGACGGCGTCCCTAATTTCGGCAGTGGTGTTTATCCCGATACCGTCGGTTTTAATAATGTAATATTGGTTACACGCATAGCTAAAATTATAAGATGTGGCACTAAAACATATACGGGTAATGAGTGTTATAAAATATTGAAAGACTGTATAACTAACGATAGACCGATATATGACAGTGAAACCGTATCGGGGCAGCTTATTTCCCTTAGAGCGCATACTTATGAGAGAACGGATTCAACCACGACAACTTGTAGATTTATTGGTAATAAAATAAATGGAGATTCTGTTACATTGGTTGTTACTTTGGGAGACAGCGGTACAGTGAATTTATCGTAATTATGAGCGAGTGTTAAACACCGCAATGGCATAAAGAGCCATATAATTAAGAAAGGAGAGGTTTTATACCTCTCCTTTTATTATATCTAACCACGCTGCTTTTACACGGGCGTTTTCGTAAGCCGTTCCCCATTTATTACCTATGCGCTCCATAGCAACAGTAAACGCTTTTGAGTTATAAAAACGGAACGTGTCGACCGAACGGGTATTTATTCGCGGTCGGTTACGGGCGTGTTTACCGTGGTATTCTCCTATAAGCAAACAGCGATTCTTGACACTAAATCCCATTGTCATTTTAACCTTGTTATACTCAAAAACATAAATCCAATGGTAGTCTTTAAATAATTGTGGTTTAATTTCAGGGTCTTTCTTAAACGAACCTGTCGTAGCTACATCGTTTCCCGCTACACGTTGCATTTCGGGTATCTCATCTTCACTTTCATATGCAACGGGAATGAACTCCATGGCGCATTTCGCCCCATTTTCAAAGCCGGATGCGTTCCAAAATATAGTCTCACCCAATTTTGGATTTACCGCTTCCCAATCCAAACCGAAAAACCGAAAGAACGGATTATATTTTGACATTTCATTCATGTTGTTACCGATAAATATAACCGTCCCACTTCTGTTTCGGAATACGGTAGATACAATTGACATGAAATGTTCGGGTTCATTCGGATAATATCCATAGGGGTCTATCATGACAAACTCGTCAAATACAATTGTATCAACATTGGGATATTGAGAACTTTTAGACGCGACTTCCTCATTGGATAGGGCAATCCCATGACCGAATGATGCACCGTTGTAGAGATATTTCTGACGGTCAAAAACAATATCGGTCGTTTCGTCATTGAACAGACTAAACCATGTAGTCGCGCTCCGCATAGCTGTATAGTTGCGGAATACTCTTACAAATTCAGATTTATCGGTGTCATATTTGTCTTTTAAATATTTCGCGACCGATGTACTTTTACCGGACGAACGGCCGCCGAATAAGAAAATATAAGAACAGTTGGGAAAATTGGCTAAGTCAAATTCATAATATTTCATGCTAAATCCTCCGTTAAGTCGGACGTGGAATCACTGAGCAAAATACCATGTTTGAATTTTGATATATCGCAAGGGCAAAACATTATATTTCTTTTACCATTCAGATAATACACTATGCCGATACCTTCGTCAAACATATAAAAAGTTGTTCGCTCTGTGTCAAGTTTATTACCAAATACATATTCAGATACTTCGTCATAGTGAAGATACGCGGATTTTTCGTTTGTCCAAAAAAGTCCTTTTTTCATAGGCATTTTGAATTCGTAATCTGTGTTTTTAATTACAGCACCACAATATTGCCCAAATTCATCTGACCATTTTCCTTGGTTCTGTCTATCGAGATATGTACGCCCTGAAACGCTTTGGTCGAACATTGTGTTGGTTTTCCACATAATTCGCATAAGAGCCTTAAACGAAAGTAGCCATGATTCACTATTTTTATATAAATAATCAAGAACAACAGATACTTTTATTGTAGCTTGCACAAGTCCCGATGTCTTTACATCTAATTCACCATCGAACGTCATATATCGTTTTGAATTGAGTGCTGTGAAATACGCATATGTTTCTTCGTAATCAAACTTTCCCAAACCCCATTTATTTTCTTGTACTTGCGGATGTTTAGATTTTCGACAGCGTTCCATAACACCATTATTAAATTTCGATACCACATTAAGAAGTTTGTTGAATGTAACAGCTGATTCATTGGGGTGATACAGTTTTGCGCTATCGGTGTCCCAATATACAATGATATATGGAGTTTTTGTGAATATAAGATGAGAGAATAATACAAGGTGCCTTCGCGCGTATGCTGTAATATAAATTCCCACGATGTACGACGATTTAACGCGCTTAAACAACCCTCGGTCGGAACGTTCCTTACCGAGTTTTATCATAGCCTCGTTATAATAACGTTCGAATGATTCACGGCTAAGCGATTCTGTGTTTGACGTTATACAATCTTCATCAATAAGAGTATCACCGAATACAAGCTGTGTCGCGTCTATTCCATACTGCGCGTTAAACATATTCTTCGACAGCATAAGATAACGTTTAGCCAACTTCTTTGGCTCGGCGTTTGATTTTATGTCAGAGAGCCATTTTTCGGGAATACTGTTCAACAATGTTTCATCAGGGCGTTTTCCATTTGATATAGCTTTCAGCGCGGTTTTCATATTTGCATATATAATGTTACGTTCGACCAATTCATTTATACCGCCCGTCGATTTAGCGTGATTGAGAAATAAACATTCAGCTGATATAGATTCAATATCATACATTTTGAGTATATTCACAATATCGACTTCCGTTGCGTATATAGTACATTCGTCATAGCTGATAATTCTACCATTATCAATAAGACGGTTATACTCAGATACCATTTCTTCTAACAATTTGTAACCATGGGATTTTTTATTATATTCGATTTCACCTAATCCGTCTTTTGATTTAGTCTTTGACGCTGAAATAATGGGCATATAGTTATAACCGTAATTTTTAATTTTTAAATTTTTTAGCGTAAATATACCGTGAAACATTTTCCCCGACACAAGAACATGACGCATTTTTATGGCCTCAACATCATCTAACAACGACGATTCTATACATTCCTCATATAACCCGTTCCATAGATTCCGCAGCGGTTCATTTACATATAATTCTCCGTTAGTGTCGGGAAAATCCATCTGCGTTGACTGTGATGGATAGTCGGAACATACATCAAATGAATGTACTAAAGTGCATAGCTTTCCACGGAAAAATGTATTCGCGTGTGTATAAGCCCCCTGATACACTCCGCGCATAATTTGATATTGGTCAAAATTCATGGGAAATGTATCAACGCAGTAATTGCTCCATGCTTTTTCCAATTCTGATGATAGAATAGCTTTGTTGTTCTTGCGCGTAAACGATGTAAATGTGAGCGGAATGTCCTTTATATTTTTAATCCAAAACCAATTCTTACATTCTTCCATGATTCCACACGCTGTTACTTTACAATCATTATAGCAATACTCATAATCGTATTTTTCAAGTTTATCTGTAGGAAGTCGAAATTCATTATAATCATAACCGAGTTTGGGATGTCCTATCATGTCACCGATTGAGCCGACAGAACGGTGCAAAAGTTTAAGTGAACATCGTATCTCAAGCCAAACTTTTTCACCGTCTCCAAACGCGAGTCTCCATGGATTGCTCCCGTCGGAAAATGATTTTGTAATCATTAGCTGACCCATGAGAGATTCCCAATTACGCGCGAAAGAAAAATCGAATCCGAGGTTGTGGAAAAATATAAGTGTTCTCTTTTTACGTTTTTCCGCTTGCTTATAAAGTGTATAAAAATAATCTCCGAGGTCTTTCGGATAGCGGCAGTCGAAACATGGTTCTACAACGTCCCATGAATCAGGTGTGGATAATCCTTTATTAAAATTAGCTTTTACTACGCAAGCGAGATATGCTCCGCATTCGTTTGTTTCTAAGTTAGATGATGTCTCAAAATCCGCGACGTAGAATATAGGAGAATAATCTATCTCAGTAAACGCTTTTACTTTTGGTTTGATTATTTCATCTAAGTCTGTTTCACCGCGTTGCAACCGTTTCTTTATAGTAGAAATACCTACACAGTTTTGCCCGTGTAGGTATTCCGAAAGAGCGGTTAAGTCTTTTAGTGTATATGATTTATTATTAAAAGCGTATATATTCATATTCGATGGCCACTTTGAGTTCGTATTCGCCCCAATCACCAAGATAAATGTGAACATCATCAGTTATATAATATCCTCGCGCTTTCAATATCTCTATCGGTTCTACAATACACGTTCTATTCTCCCATGATATAGCATACCCACAGCCCTCGCGGGCTTTCTTTGAACGGATACACGGGTTTACATACAACTCATGTTCCGCAGCGTAAGCTAAAAATCTGGCAAATTGCACTTCATCATTTAAAATAAATGCTACTTTCATTTATTCCACTCCTTACTATATACAACCTCACTGTCTGCCATGTGCAAATAAAACGCCAACGGATTATGTGAAAACACATCGCTTATATTTCGTTTGTCATACTCCGACGCGAATCCCATATGACAGTTGATTGCTTGCGCCTCTTCTATTTTAAGCGGTATGAATGATTGGAGTATATACACAGATTTAGAACCGTGACCGCCGAATGGTATTTCTTCGTCCCATTCATAAGATTGATACTGCTCCCATTTACCATCTACTTTAGTCCATCTCATGACAGGTTTATAGCAATTACATTTGCATATATCGTGAAAAAGAGATGTGATTATAAGGCTATCTTCGGGGATTTCGTTCTCTAAATAAAGTCTGTCGCGGTATTCACGGAGTTTATCATAGACTTCAAGCGAGTGTTTTATAAGACCCTCAGGCTCGCTGTCGTGATATTTAGTAGACGCGGGAGCGAAACAAAAATCGCTATCGACAAATATATATTTATGAAGTTTGTCTATACCATCTCGGTCTATTTTTTCCATAAGATATTTTAGGCGGTCTGAATGAAAATTATACATCGCGTTCTATCTCCTTTTGCGTTCTTACACATTGTCCCGTACATTCCTCTTCGTTACCGCCGTTGTAATCGTATATCGGTATGGAACGTTTTGGGAATATTGAACGATACACGGGCGTTCTAAATAATATATAGTATGACTCGCCTATAACATAAACCTCAATGACCTTGTAACCGTTTTTCCTACCCCATTCCATTGTCCATTCATAGTCATAAGAGCCGTATGCCATAAATAATTTTTTGTTAAATTTATATAACTTATTTTTCCCCATTATTTGAAACCTCCTTTAAGCGTGAAAGTATTTCGTTTTTACGTTCTTTACGCTGGTCGCGTTTACGGAGTATGAAAGTATAAGCCCTATTAAAGTCTTTGAGACGTTCGATGTCATAATATTTCATTATTTGAAACCTCCTTTTAAGTGTGAAAGTATCTCATTTTTACGCTCTTCCAATGCTGCTATATCATCTTCACGCTGTTTTTCATTGTCATTGAGTTTTGCGTTGTCCTTCGCTTTGTCAAACTCTTTTTCCAACCAATCCGAAAAGCCTTTAGTGTTGGATGGCGGAACATCAAATTCGCCTGTAATATAATAACCAAGGTCGGAATTTGGGACCGCAAATGTTGCGAGATATCTATTATCTTCTCTTACATTGACTGTTTTTGTTTTGTAATTTATATAATCTATAGCGTCATTGAAATCTTTGAATTTCTCACCTTTATCTAAGTCTTCTTTTATTGATTCTACGGTTATAAGTTTTTCTTGCCATTTAACTTTGTCGTTTCTGTACCTGATTCGATTATTATGTTTGTTTATCGCGTTTCTGAGTATGTGTTCTTGCTGAGGTGTTAGTTCCAATTTTCTTTATTCTCCTATCCGACAATAGTCTTATTAATGACCATTCGACTTTAAACCAATTCAACCATTTTGTACATCTGTTATACGCACTGCATGATTCACGCGCTTGCTTAATGTCATTTGCGAGTGGAGCATGGTGAGTTTGACACTCCCCACACGGATACCCACACGAATTATATTTATTAGTCATTACTCTTTCCGTCTATAAATTCTATGCGGTCGACTATACATGAAACATATGTTTTGTAAATCTCGTTTCCGCTCTTTGTTTTTTCATCGGATTTCTCAGACCTGATTGAAAGCTGTCCGTTTATAAATGCAGCCGAGCCTTTGTCGAAATACTTTGTAATGAAATCCGCCGTTCCACCGAATGCCGAGCAACGGATGAATGTAGTTTCTTCGGTCTGTCTATTGTTTACTGCAAGTGTAAACGAACATCCGGTTTTCTGTTCTTTCTTTGAACCGTAAGTAAACGGTTCGGGCTTAGCTACAAGATGGCCAGCGATTGTAAGCTGATTGACGTTAAGAATTGACATTTTGTGGTTCTCTCTTTCTGTGTTTTTATTTTTAGATTTTGTAGGAATTTTTACCCTGCGATTGTATTTGTAGGGATTTTACCCTGCGATTATAATATTGGGAATTTTACCCTGCGATTGTAAATATGAATGAAATGTGAATAGATTATGAACAAATAGTTAACAGAAAATTGTTAACAATGTGTAAACAGACTATGAACAGAATGTTAACAACTTATTGATACATTTTGAACATTTTGTGAATGAATTGTTAACATCCTGTTACTAAGTCTGTATCCTGTGCATAACCTTTTAGTGATTATGCACAGGATTTTTAAGAATTACAAACTGTTTATAGCTGATATGCCGAACGCCACAGTGCATAACATGAGTATTATAAATATTGCTGTGGCAAGTCCTATCACTGTAATTATAAATTCTTTATCGTTCATGCGGTGAATGTCCTTTGTAATCTGTCGCCAATGAATACGCACCAAATACCATTTTTCATATCGCGCAGAATGAAAATTTTTTCACCGGAACAACATTTCTGCAACAGCTGCCGAACGTAGCGCGCGCAGTCATGCTGTAGTAGTTCTTCATGTAATGACCATGTCGTTTGTTTCGCCGTCGTGGCTGAATGTCGCGGGGCGTTAATGCATTGGATGCGGAATGATGTCAAATTGCCGTCGCGCTCTTTATATATGCTATAAATAGGCGTGTCATATGAGAAAAACGTTCGTTCGTGATTCTCACTTGAATATCCATCAAACCCACATCGCGCATATTTATGCGTAATTAATTTATACATTTCTTAATCTCCTTTTAATGTTTATGAACGGAATAGAGGGGTTTAACCCTCTATTCCAATCTCTGCCATCATTGCAGCCACTCGCCGTTTTGCCTGTTCAAGTTCAAGAAGTTTTACAGCCTTTTCAAGCTCTGCTGCATCTTCCGGCGGGTTGACTTTTCCGGCGTTCGCGAGCTTGCGTTTAATTCGGCGAATGGCGTCTGCTATTTCTTCGGGCGTGCATTCGGCGAGCGTTCCATTTTTAAGGGCTTCGAATGCCTTAATCTCCGCGACTCGCTCGCGTGTCTTGCCTCCGCGTTCGGTGTATTCCGTCATAAGCTCGGCAAGTCGCGCGCTGTCGGCTTCGGGATGGTTGGAACGAATGCGGGAACGCTCGAAACCTATTGCACGGCGCAACTCACTATCTGACAAGGATTTAACGGGAAGTTTCAGCATCTCGTCCGTGTCGATGTCAATGCGGTGCGTGGTGTGACAATCGGGGCATTCATAAGTGTACTGAATTTTCATGATTTACCTCTTTCTTCCTTATAGGAAATTTAATGTATATGCAAAGGCCCGCGCCTTATGCGCTGTATATAGTTGTCAATGAGCGTGTAAACGTGGGTTTTTGTTCTTTGCTCTC